CGTTAATGCGTTCGTTGACGTGGTAGTCCAGCAGCTCGTCCGGGCTGAGTGGGCGCATAGCCTGGCTGATGGCGCGCATGGCACGTACATCTTGCTCACAATAATTAATCATCTCGGCCATCAGCGCAGTGTCTTGCCTGAACTCGCCATCAGCCTGCGGGATTGATAGCAGCCGGATCAGTTGGCTACCCCGGTGGTCTTTCTTCATCGACGCGCCAGCAAACCGTCCAGCGTCTTCAAGGCTACCCGGCGCGCAGTTGGCGCGGGCTTGGGCGGCGGTGCAGTAGAACTGCTCCAGCTTGAAGTCGATCTGCAAGACATACCAAAAGATCAGACGCTCAAACGCCGCGTTATGGGCGTAGATCATGCCCGTGTAGTCTTTGACCTCTGTGGGGAACGGCTGGCCGGGCAACCATGTGCTGACCGGGCCATCGTCAAAGGCGTAAGACATACACAGCACTTCGGTGCTTGCGTCTTGCGCGTAGTTGTACACGCCGCGACTTTTAAGGTCACAGCGGCTGCGGGTTTCAAAATCAATATATAGCATTTTCCAATGCCGCCTGTCACGCGGCATCAGGAAAGGTTACGATGCCCGGCGGCGGCGACCTGCTGCTGGCGCTTCAGGTTCAGCAGCAGCTTGCGCTGGCGCGGCCTCTTCAGCGTCCATGCTCACCCACTCGACCACTTGGAACACGGGCGTGAAGATCTTGCCGTAGCTCTTGTGGGCGTAGTGGTCTTTCTTCAGCTTGACGATGGCCACTGGTTTGGTCTGGTCTTTATCGACCTGCTCGGCCAGCGCGACTGCCAGGGCTTGCACCGCACGCTTGCCGCCCACTGACGTGGTGGTGAAGCGTGCTTCCATGCCCTTGTCTTCGCCAGACAGACACTTCAGGCTCATGCCTACCTGTGTCTCCCAGCCCTTCTTGGCACCGGGTGGCGACACGTCCAGCTCAGGCAGCGGCTGGCTAACGCTGGCCATCTTCTCGCCCAGCACCTCACCGTCGCCCCAAGCGATAAAGCCGTGGACAAACGAGAAAGGATTGACAGCCCAGGTGGTGTCATCTTCCACCTCGGTCTGATCAGCGCCGAATACCCAGTGGCCAGTCTTGTCCATTTTGAGGATGACAACACCAGCAGGGCCGACATCAACGGCGATAGATCGGAGGGAAGTTGCAAGGGAAGACACGGCTGGCAGACCAGCGGATTGAAATACAGTCAACATTTGATTTTCCTTTACATTATTTTAGAAAGAGCGCCCCGAAGGTCACCCAACTGAACGACTGCTGGCCGGGGATCGCTCTCCGGTGCAATCGTGTTACCCGAACTGATGGAAACTGTCAGACCGTCCGGCAGCTTGAGCTTCTGCGTTTTAAGCAGCTTCTCGGCAGCAGCCGGAGTGACCAACTTCATCTCCACCACTTCAGATTCTTTCAGGTGCTGGAGCAGCGCCGTCTTAGCGTCCTCCTCCTTCACCCATGAGCGTGTCGCACGTTTTGGAACCATCTTCCAGCCCGGCACGGCACGACCTTTTTTCATCATTTCCTCGGCAAGGGATCGCAAGTCTTTGATCCAATCTTCAAGAAGGTCTGCATTGTGCAAATACGCGCCGATCTTGTCAATATCAATCGCGTCGATCTTCATGGCCACAGCGCGATCAACAGCGCCAGTGATGACGGGACAGGTTGGTTTGGCCGCGCACCAACGGCAGTGGTCACCGTGCTTGAGCGGCGCGTCCGGCTGCTGGGCCAGCTTGACAGCCTTGACCAGTGTCCGCTCAAAATCTTTGATGCGGTCAATGGTGGTCGTCCAACGCTTGATTGTGGGCGGCTGGATGATAACTAATTCAACTTCTGTCGCGCCGTCAAACACCCACTGCGCGCCAGGCGTACGCATGGCAGCCGCAGCGTAGAACATGAGTTGTTCGTTCTCTTCAGCAGGGACAGGCACGCCAGAGCCAAACTTCCAATCCAAAATGATGGCCTTGTCGCCTATGCGGCCCATCAGGTCAGTCGAACCAAAGACATCTGGCAGCAGGTCACCAAAGCCTACGCGAGTCTCGACCTCGTACTCCATTGTTTTGTCGGGGTCGATATCGTCCAGCAGCGCCAGCGCAGGCTTGAGCTTGTCTTCAATCAGATCTTGAGAACAGGTAAACCTGTACTCCAACTCACCCAAAAATTTGCTGATTTCGTCGTGGAGCAGTGTGCCTTCTTCAGCGTAGGTGCTGGTTGGCTGCGGCGGCATCTTGGCCACCAACGCCACACTGCCTGGGCAGTTGATGACGCGCTTGGCGGTACTACCGCCGACGATTTTACTGTGCTGCATCTTTTTTCTCCACAGTAATAGTTTCTGGCAGACTCCGGTAGGCGTATTGGCTGGAACAATCAACACTGTCAAAGTTAGCGTATGGGATCAGCCTGTTGGCGTGATCTAACAAGATGCGCTCGACTTCAGCGCGGGTAAATTCAATCTTCATGTGAACTCCAATTTAGTTGATGAGGCGTTCAGTATAGCACAAAAAATAATTGTTGTGCAAATCTTTTTTACATGGTGTAGAATTTAGGCCATGCTAGAAAAACAAGTCGAAACCTACCTCATCAAGCGCGTCAAAGAGCTTGGTGGGATGGCCTACAAATTCACCAGTCCCCAGCATCGCGGGGTGGCTGACCGTATCGTGTGTTTACCTGACGGCCAGACATGGTTTGTTGAGGTCAAGACTGAGGGCGGCAGGCTGTCGCCCTTGCAAAAGGTTTTCATGTCGGACATGGCACGCATGAAACAGAACTACGTTTGCCTGTGGAACAAAGAACAGATCGAAGGGTGGCTCAATGAAATTCGGTAGCGTTTGTAGCGGTATTGAGGCCGCATCAGTAGCATGGCATCCGTTGGGGTGGAAAGCTGCATGGCTGTCTGAAATTGAAAAATTTCCGTGCGCGGTGCTGAAACATCACTATCCAGATGTCCCCAATCTTGGCGACATGACCTTGCTGCCAGAGCGCATCCTGTCTGGCGAAATTGAAGCGCCAGATGTGTTTTGCGGTGGCACACCATGTCAAGCCTTTTCAGTCGCTGGGTTGCGTAATTCACTTGATGATGCGCGTGGAAATCTTTCCTTAACTTTTTGTGAGATAGCAAATGCAATTGACCAAGTACGATCTGTTCAACAATCCAATCCCAGTATTGTCTTCTGGGAAAACGTCCCCGGTGTCCTCAGTACCAAAGACAACGCCTTTGGGTGCTTTTTGGGAACGCTTGCCGGAGAAGACGATGCGCTCGTCCCACCAGGGGGCAGATGGACTAACGCGGGTTTTATTGATGGCCCCCAAAGAGCAGTCGCGTGGCGAGTCCTCGATGCCCAATATTTCGGAGTGGCCCAACGCCGCCGCCGTGTGTTCGTTGTCGCAAGTGCTAGAGCAGACTTTGATCCCGCAGCGGTTCTTTTTGAGTTCGACGGCGTGCGCCGGGATACTGCGCCGCGCAGAGAAACGGGGCAAAGTATTGCCCCCACAGTTACAAACGGCGCTCCTTTCAGTCGTACAGGCAACGAGCGAGTAGAGGCCGATGCAATGGTTACCACGGCTCGCATGGTGGCTTTTGGTGAATATTCAGTTGATGGCACAGCAAGCGCCATGAAGGCGGGGGATTACAAAGACGCTACCGATTTGGTAGCGCAGCCAATTGCTCTTGCCGAAAACACCATAGGACGCAAGCCTGAGAACGGTGGCAATGGTGATGGGTTTACTGATGGCGGTCCAATGTACACGCTGAACGCTACGGGTGTGCATGGAGTAGCGCAACCGATAGCTTACGCCTTTGACAGCCTCTCATCTAACTCAATGAAATCAAGCAACCCTAATAGCGGCGTTAATCAAGTCAATGTTTCAAAGACTTTAGATACCTCGCGTGGTCTTGACCCATCTTGCAATCAAGGCGGTATTGGAGTAGCGCAGCCGATACCGCTTAACACAATGAACTGTTTTAGAAGTCCGGATGCAGATGCAAGTACTGGATGCGGCATTGGTGATGAAGGCGAGGCAATGTTTACCATTACCAAGACAAATAGCCATGCGGTGGCGCAACCAATTGGTTTGGATGAAGAACAAAACGCAATGATTGATGCTTTTGGCACACTAAAAGCCAGAACGCAAGGTGGTGGTTTTCAAGGTTCAGTCATGCAAGCCAACATGGATGTGCGCCGCCTGACCCCAGTGGAATGCGAACGCTTGCAAGGCTTTCCAGACAACTACACCAACATCAAGGACAAATGCCCAGACGGGCCGCGCTACAAGGCGCTGGGTAACTCTTGGGCTGTGCCAGTGGTGCGTTGGATTGGCGAGAGGATTGCAAATGAAGTTGCGTGACTACCAAGAGGCGGCGGCTGACTTCCTGTACGAACACGACAGGGCGATGATCCTCGCGCCAGTGGGTGCTGGCAAGACCGCCATCACGTTGACGGCCATGCAAGATATGCTGGCTGACGGTGTGGTCAAGCGGTTCCTCGTTCTCGCACCCAAGCGCGTCTGCACCGATGTGTGGCCAGTCGAGCAGCCCAAGTGGGCGGCGCGCTGCACCCTGGCGGTAGCAGTCGGCACGCCTGTGCAGCGCAAGAAGGCGCTGTACAGCGGCGCGCAGATCATCGTGACCAACTACGACAACATACAGTGGCTGTCGATGCAGAACCTGGCTCACATCGACGGCATCGTCTACGACGAACTGACCAAGCTAAAGAACCCGTCGGGCACACGGTTTAAGACGCTGAACAAGGTCATTTGCAACATGAACATCCGCTGGGGCTTGACTGGCTCGTTCACCAGCAACGGCCTTGAAGACGTGTTCGGCCAGTGCAAGATCGTTGACCAGTCGTTGCTTGGCCGCAGCAAGGGCGCGTTCCAGCAGCAGTACTTCATCCTGATCAACAAAGAGTACGGCGACTGGGCACCACGCCCCGGATCGCTGGCGCAGGTCATGGAGCGCATCAAACCAGCCACTTACCTGTTGGAGCCAGGCGAGTACAAGGACAAGCTGCCGCCGCTGCACACGGTTGAGTTGCAGTGCGACATGGACATGACCGACTACAACACCATGAAGAAGGACTTTGTGCTGAACGATGTGGTGGCAGTCAACGCGGCTGTGGTCACCCAGAAGTTGCAGCAGATGTCCAGCGGCTTTCTGTACACCGACAACGGCCCGGTCTGGATGTCGCCGCACAAGTTTGAAAGGCTGGAGGACTTGTTGGCCGAGAACCAGCGCGCCAATACTCTAGTGGTTTACACCTACCAAGAAGAACTGGCCGAACTCAAGCGCCGCCTGCCGCACGCACAGACGCTGGACGATGACCGGGCGATTGAGCGGTGGAACGCTGGCCAGATTGAGTTGCTGCTGGTGCATCCGAAGTCGGCTGGCCACGGCCTGAACTTGCAGACGGGTGGCCACCATATTGTCTTCTTGTCGCTGCCTTGGTCGTTGGAGCTGTACGAGCAGACCATCGGGCGGCTGCACCGCAGCGGCCAGCAGTACGCGGTGTGGTGCTACATCTTGCTGACCCGCAAGACGATTGACGAAAAGATCTGGGGCGCGCTACACGACAAGCGCACATTGTCTGATATTGCATTGGAGGCTTTGAAATGAAACGGATAGACCTATGGAAGGCGCAGCTAAAAGCCGCGCTGGCCGAACTGAAGATACGCGACAGGGAAGCAAACGCGGCGGCGCGTACTGTCGCTAGGCTTAAAAATTTGATAACTACTTTGGAGAAAAAAATTGACAACTACTTGGCGAAGTCTTAATGCTGAACTGCGAACGCTGGACGAAGCGCGGGTGCTGGAGATGCTGACCGAGGAGCGCGTTAACCAGCGCCGCGTGTCGGTCTTGGAGCGGTTGCACCAGCGGTACAACACGCTGCGCGTCAGCCGTGAACGGATAGAAATACTACAGGAGGCAAAGCAACCATGAACTGGTTTATCGCGGGCGTAGCCGCCCTGGCACTGGCAGCAATGCCAGCCCTGTTTGGTGAACTGCCGGACATGAGGGCTGAACACATTACGGCAGCAGAGCTGTCTGCCATGCAGGCCGAAGAAGCTGTGGAAGCCCGCAAGCAGGCCGCCGGGCAGAAGATATGCACACAAGATCATGGCTCAAACAGCGAGGCACGGTGGACACCAGAAGGCCATCTTACTTGCCGTCTGCGGAATAAGTTTGTGAGGAGTCATCTATGAACGACGATGATTTGGAAGTGCTATTTCTCTGCATTTTAGCCACGACTTGCATTGCGCTGTTTGCTGGTACGTTGGGTTTTTTCTGGGCTTTATTTGAAAGGTTTTTATGAGATCAGAAAACGTAGCAGCTATCGACCCAAAAGGAGAAGTTTTAATGACACACACAGAAGATTTAATTCACCGACTGCGCGAAGGTTTTGAGGCGCACATCAATGATTGCATTGAGAGCGAAGGCGGCTTAATGCAAGCTTTGCAGCGTGACGCGGCTGGCGACTACGTGACGCGCTGGGTCGCTGCAAAGTTTGTCACCTGGCAAGCCGCATCTTCAAAAGAGCGCGAGGCGTGTGCGAAGGTTGCCGACCAAATAAGCGACAAATACGGTTGGGGTTATTACGGCAACGAGGTAGACACAGCAGATGAAATCGCTGAAGCAATCAGAGCGCGGGTTTCACCCCAGCCAGTGCAGAAGCCTGTGGCGTGGGGAGTGTTTGAGGGCAATCTGCATGATATGTTTTTTACGCAAGAAGAGGCGCGGGAAATGGCTGCTTTAAAAGGGCATCACGCTGAAGTGCGACCCCTTTACACCACCCCACCCTTGCCAGTGCAGCCAGCGCAGGAGCCAATGTTTAAAGTCGATGTTGCAAAAAGAAAGTGGGAAAGCCTTCAAGCTGAAGGGCATGAAATGCAGCACATTGCGTTTGCAAAAGGTTTGGACGCTGGAATTATTGACGCATGGGGCAAGGTTGTTTGGCTTGAAGTTACCTTACCCCTAATAGAGGAGCGCAACTTTTGCCCACGCTGCGGCAAGCGCACAGCAGACATTCACACTTGCACACCACCAAGGGAGAACACATGACTAAAGACGAAGCACTAACACTGGCGCTTGAGGCGCTTGAGCCTTTTAGCACACCGAGCTGGGCTGGCGCTGGTGTAGATAAAGCAAACGAAGCTATCATTGTTATCAAAGAAGCATTGGCACAGCCAGTGCAGGAGCCTGATTTAACCGCTGCGTATATGAGCGGTCTGCATGACGGCAAGAAGAAACGCCCGTGGGTAGGGCTGACGGATGATGAATTAGCGGCGCTTAGTGCTTCCGGGCTGGCGCTATGGTCACTGTGGAGAGCCATCGAGCAAGCCTTAAAAAAGAAGAACACATGATCCAATTTAAATCTTCTGCTGAATTATTTGACGCTGGATATGCAGTAATGTCTTATAGCATCGCAAACGACACAATCCAATGGCGATTTAAAGACAAGTCGTTTGTAACGCCCAGCATTACCGACACAAAATATGTTGATGTGGTTGATGTGAACGGCAGTCAGATAGTTGTGTACCCAGTAAGCAAACTGGATGCAATATCAGGCGCTTGAAGAATTGATTGCAGCCAGCGCGTACGCTCATTCGCGCTGGAAAGTGCCTCAAACGCAGGGGGCAAATGCGTGACGGCTGGAGAGACAGCACCTAACAACGGAGACAGGATGGCAGACTTCACAACATGGACACAAGAAAATTTAGCGCAGTTTGCTCAGGACGCGACTGACAAGCTGGCCGTTCAGCACGAACAGATTCAGCAGCTACAGTGCGATTTGAAGGACGCTATAGAGGCGTACCGGGCGCTTATACGAATGGACGTGTCCCAGCGCGATCAATGATTAGCACCTGGCGGCGCGGCTTGTCATCAATGCTGATGTGCGTCCAAGCGTCAAACTCTTTGATGAGCTGGTCATAAGGGAGTTTGGAAGCCATTAGCGCCCTTACTACAGCGTCTGGAGTCATGCCTGGTATTCTGATATCAGCCGCGCATCCTGTGCGGTGCTGGCTGGTGTCTTTAGAGCCAACGCTGTCGTTGACCGCTTTAGACCTAAAAGCGGAGTTGACCATGATTGGTTTCCCTGCAAGTACTGTTTTGACTTGTTCAAGAAATTCTGCAAGACGTTGGAGATTGGCAAGTTGTATGTCATTTGGCGTGTTGTCAAACTGACGATGGCTGGTGACCGTCAGTTCTTCCAATGTGAAATTTTTACTTAGCTGCAACACCGTTGATTTTTTCAATGGTTCGCAACCCACCTATACCCAGCATACCCATAAGAACAGGCAGCATCTCGTTAAGATCGGCTGGCGTTAAATTTAACGGGTGGTTAAAGTACGCTGCGATAAACAAGGCAATTTTTAGCCCTATCCAGTTCCAAGCGCAGGCGGCACCGCATACCCACCCAATGAATGGCCTCCAGCCAGATACAAAAACGCTGGGGTTAGCGGCCTCAACTTTGTTGATTTCCATTTGCCCCATGATTTGCGCCAGTTCGCCCGACTGCTGGATTTTGACCAACTCCAGTTTGGCTGCGGCGGCGGCTGCCGGGTCTGGCCACAACCGATCAATAAGTTTGCCGCCGATATCTAACGCGGCGCTAACAGGGTCAAAACTCATTTGTCTACCTTATTTTCAAGTTTGTCAAAGATCTTGGCCAGCAATTCTTTGATTTCTTTTGTATCGGTACGGTAGTCATCACGGTTAACGTATTGCAGCGGCATTGCCCGGACATCCGATTCAAGGCGATCAATGTCCTTAGTAATGTTGTTTAGCACCCAGGCGCCAAAAAACGCTGCCAGACCTATCGCAATATTAAATATTTGCTGTTCGCTCATGTTATGCCTTTGGGGTACTTGGCTTTAACTGCCAAACAAGCGTCAATGTACGCTTGAATTTGCGCTTGGTCACCCTTCACAACTCCATCAAGGTAGTCGGTCATTGGAGGGTATTCAGCGGCGCGGAGTTCTTGGTAGCTTGGTGCTATTGGTTTAGGCCGCAGCGCCTCAGCTTCCTCGTCTGTGATCGGCACAGAGCCAGCGGGAAGCCAGTGGGCGTATTCAGGCTCAATAAAATGCAGAGAGTTGTCGGGGGCTTTGTAGTGCATGATTATCCTTAACGGCGTTCAATCCAAGTGTTGATGGACGGGCTTCCAGTGCTAGAAAATACATACGACTCGCCGGGCTGTACAAACGCAATAGCATCTGAATTTAAACCTGCGCCAATTTGAGCGCCGCGAGCGTCTACTGTACCCGCCACCGTAAGAATAGTGTTATTGTTTGCGGCACTATTTGATGCGTTGACTGTGACCTTAATCATCTTGCCTGTAGTGTTGTAGTAGGTAGTCCCAGTAGTTCGGCTACCCGTCACATTCTGCAAAGTTTGGCCATAGCCAAACGAACTCATTGCAGTCAGCGCCTGACCGCCCACGCCTTGAACTGTTGATGGCGCAGTTGCCCAAGTACCCGCTGTAGCCTGAGTGGATTCAATGTAACCGATCACCCGGTACGCGACTGATGTCCGCGCCGTCGTGGAGTAAATGTTGCTGGCTGATGTTGAACCCGCACTGATAGCAATAGTGTTAATCAAACCCGTTTCGGTCAAGTTAGTGCCGCCCGCAATGTTGACCACAGCCAATTCAATTGTGCCCGCGTTGTTAAGGGCAAGAACAATCAGACGCGACTGCACGGCGTTGATTGTGCCCAGTGTCGCGCTGCTTGGAACTACCAGGTTTGCAGGCGTTCCAGAAACAGTCGTGACAGTACCGCTTGTTAAATCTGTACTTCTAAAATCGAGCGAAAGCGTCGACGCGCTTAAAGTCAATGCGTTTGCCGCAACCGACGCGCTGATTGCTAAAATACCTGCTTGCGGCGGTTTGGTCATTGACCCACCGCCCGAAAAGGTTAAAGTCCCCACCGTACTCACGCCGCTTGTAGTACTTGTAGTTGAATTAAGTGTGGTGATCGTCCCAGTTGTGGCCGTCAGCGTAGTAAACGCGCCAGTATTTGGTGCAGTGCTGCCAATCGGCGGCGGCGAAGCAAACGCTGTTGTCAACGAACCGTAATCAAGAGGCGAGGTGATGTTGTCTACTGTGTACAGCAGCACATCCGCAGACGTGTAAACGCTAAATTTATAGCTGGACGTTGTAGCCAACCAGATACTGGCCTGGCCCAGCGAATCCAAAATGATCGGATTGGTGTTGGCCGTACCGCCGCCAAAGTTTGTATAAGTTGCCAACGCCGTAGTCGTGCCAGCCGAATAGGTGTAGATTTTGCCACCAACCAACGGCTTGCCGTCAGTGCCGAAAATTTGCTGCTTGGGTGTGGGAGAAAGTATCGTCATGTTTATTTTCCGATCAAAGCGTTTTTAATCTCTGCATCTGACGAGTTTAAAGCGTTTTTGTTGCGCTGCGCCGCTTGTGTTTTTGGGCCTTGATTGCCGCGCTGCACTGGCCTGCCACCCAATTGATCTTGAAGCATTTCTGCAACATCCAACATCTGTTCACGCTTGATAACGGCCTCACGAATGCGTTGTGCGCTAATGTCACGCTTGGATAATTCATCAAACGCTGCTGCCTTTTGCTTTGCCTTATCAATAGCGCCTTGAACCCATTCACGGTCAAGCATTTTGCCCGCCAACGCTTTGTCGCTAAGAGACTTCATGCCGGGTTCAACCCCAGCCAAATCAACTTTGACTTTATTCCAAGCAATTTTTTCTTCCGCAGTCATGTCAAACGCTTTGGGAACACCGCGTTCAAATGTAGTCTCACCTTCTTGTTTGGTAATCCGCGTGTAAGGTTTTGCGCCTGTTTTAGGCGACACCAACGTAGTTTTGTATACGGTGTTTGGCTGCTCAATTACTTGGCCAGACATTTTGGCAACGGCCGACTCTAGCGCAGTAAGTGCAGGTATAGATGCGCCAGCCGTAACTGGTGCTTCAACTAATCGCCCACGCTCGTCAAACACCAACGGCGACCCGCCGCGTGCTGGCTGACGGGTAGCCGCCGCCGCTTCAGCAGCAGCCGCTTGCGCTTGCAAGTCTTGCGACTCACTCAGCGCCCGTAGCCGCGCATCTTCCGCACGCAAAGCAGCGGTCTGGCCACCGCCAACAGGCTCACGGCCCATGCCAAGTTGCGGCGCGCCAGTCTCAGGCCCAACAAATGAAGTGCGGGGTGGGTACTGCCCAGGCTGCATGACAAAATTAGGCGGCGTGAACGTCTGCTGCGAATAGTCATACGGCATTAGGCCGTTAGGTGTCGCGTTTGGCTCAACTGGGCGCAACATATTGGGCGCGGGCCGATAGTCAGGCGCAAGCGCGTTTGCTCGTTGGTACGCGGGCGTTGCCATACGCCGAGCGGCTAAACTACCCGCTGTTGCGCCGACCGCCATACCCGCACTTGTGCCAGCTAAAATTCCCGGTAGACCTAATGGAGCGCCTATCGCAGCACCTAAAGCGCCACCAAAACCGCCCCGCGTAATTCGCGGCAAATTTTTGACTTGAGCAGGTGTCAAAGTAAAGTAATCAGGAAACATCGACGCTGCTTTGGCAATGTCAGCGTTAAGCCCCGTCATAGCCCCTTGGCGTTCTTCAAACAACTTGGCGTATACCTGTGGGTCAATTTTTTGTTGCCCATAATCAATTGCGCGCACATGGTCGTTTATTTGCGCAATTCTTGTCCGCGCCGCCCTAAGATTGCCTAACATCTCAGGTGACGTTGCGTTGGCATCAATCACACCCTCAAGAATGTTTGCAATTGACATTTGCGTGTCAGCTTTGGCTTTAGCCAACGGATCGGGGTTAATTTTTTGCGCTTGATAAGTAGCTTGGGCATCGCGCCGCAAAGACCTAATATCGTCTAACACCGCCGCACCGCTGCGGCCTACAGGTACAGCCCCGCCGCCTACACCTGAAAATGGCCCAGACGTTGTTTGCTGAAGTTTTGCAACAGCGTCATCAACAAGCGCATTGATAGCGTCCGTCTTTGCACCACCACCAATTGGCGCTTGTTTTTTTAACGCTTCTATTGCTTTGACTGATTCGTCTGGCACAACCAGCGACTCAATTTTGCGAATAGGTTCGTAAGGCGCGCTGGCTTCATCAATAGCGCGAGTAATTGGGCTATTTACGTTCAGCTTGCCGTTGGCATCTATTTCAGGTGTGAGCCTTTCATTGGGCTTTATACCCAAGTCTTCACGAACCTTTTCGGTAACAGCGATTTCGTTCTTTTTTGCAAATTGTGTTTCAACTTCAGACCCCGCCAATTTGCCTTTAATTACGTTGGCTCTTGTAGGGTTGGAAATGGCCGGAGGAACTGCACCACCTATTCGCAACGCTGCTTGCGTTGCGTCAATCATCGGCGCATTCGCGTAACTCTGGTCAACGCGGGCTTGCTGGGTTTTGGCCGCACGATTGGCCACCATCTGATTAACGCTACCTGCAACTAAAGAACCCTCAGAACGGGCAACATCGCCAACAGCACGGGCAGCAGGCGCAAACGCATTTCGAGCGCCACCCATCATGGGCATAAACGGTGGTAATTTAGACGCTTCTAGCCCTCGCCCTACAGCGCCCAATACGTCTTGCGCCATCTGCGTGCGCGGTTGGTATTGAATTTCATTTGCCACTTTACGCTGAAAATCAAACCCCCCAGCCCCAGCCAAATAGGTGATCGGGCCGGACAATAAATTAGCGCCAACAGCAATCGGCGTTTCAATCAAGCCGCCTATAGTTTCGCCCAACATCCCCGGCTTGGGTTGTTGAGGGACAGTGATGGCAGTATTTGCGCCAGGTTCTACAGGGATGGCTGCAACGCCGCTGCGGCCTACTGGAACGCCGCTAGACGGCTGTGCTTTAGGCTTGTATATGGACGCTGCAAAAGCAATCGCTTGTTGCTCTGTTGCGCCATCTGGCGCGTCAACTGGGATGATTGACCCATCAGGTGCGGTGACGTTAAAGAGTGCCATGTTATGGTTTCTTCACGCTAAAGCCGGGGAACTGAGGGTTTGTAATTGCTGCGGGTGCTGGAGGCGCGGCGTTACCTTTTTGCGTAGCTGGCTCATCCGCATAAGTATCCTCATACTTAGATTGCTGGCGGTTGGCGTATTCTCTTGCTTGCCGCACTACATCGCGCATTTGCTCATCTAAATTGCCCGCTGCGGGGTCAATTTTTTGCACGGCATCGCTAACAAATTTCCATTCTTGCACTGCCATGTTGCCAAGTTTGCCTTCTTGAGATGCAAGTTGGCGACCCAACGCCATAATTTTGCCCTTAAAAGTTTCAAGTTTTTGCAACGCTTTTTTTGCATCACCAGAAGGTAATGCTATTGCGTTAGTCAGCGCGTTAAATCCCGTAATACTATTTAACCCCGGAGCGGGCGCAATCTTTTTATCCGGGTTTCCAACCAATTCATCAGTTAGCTTTTCTAACTCGCCAGTCACCGCAAAAGCACCCGTTACTATATCCTTGTCGGACACTTTGCCTTTGTTATATTTCAGCCTTTGTCCTTCAGTCATAGGCTTTTCAATCATATTTGCTGGCTTTTTATTTACCGCATTTTCGCGGCTAACCAAAATTGGGTTGCCATCCGGCCCCTCAATAGCAACTAACGGTGATTCTGCGCGAGGTTGCGCGGGCGTTCGAGTTGCTTCTTTAAGTTTACGTTCGTACTCAAAAATGTCGCCTTTAAAACCTTGCTTAACCGCAGCGTTGTAATTTCGAATCAAATCTGTGTCTTGACGTTCTGGCGCGGTAAACACTGCGTTACCGCCGCGAACCAAAGAACCGCCAAGTCCAACTACATGGCCTTTTTGTAATTCTTCCAATTCCTTAGTAAGGAAAGAAATTTCAGTATTTGCAGCGGGTACGTTAGGAAACGAATTTTTTAAGTAAATAATTCGTCTTTGAATATCGCCAGGCGTTTGCGCTTGCCCGATAGGGCTATTGGTTGGCGCAACTTTAGCCGCAAGCATATTACCGTCAGGCGTAGGTGTAGGTGCAACTTTAGCCGCGAGCATATTACCGTCAGGCGCAGTTTCACCACCAAACGCAGCGGCAGGCGCGGCTGCTGGTGCAAACCCTTGCTCAAGGTTATACCGCTTACGTTCTTGAGCCGCCGATACAGCTTGTTGAGCCTTTATCATTAATTCGGGATTACCCGTATTATTTGCATATTTTTGGAAACTTAACGCAAGAGCTTCAGGCTCACCTGTCATGCCATGTTTTGCAGAATAAGCTATAAATTCATCTAAACCAGCTTGACTGCGTTTAAACCGCTCCATTTCCATGCCAATTTTTTCTGTCTGCTGTTGGCTTGACAACAGCTGCTGTTGAGCCATCTGTTGGCGTACAGCATCTTCACGCCCGCGCTGTACGCTGCCCGCAATTTCGCCAGGTAAGTTTTGGTTTATAAGACCGAAATTAAGTTCTGCCATGATCAGTCCTTATGTCCAATATCCTGGGTCTGCGTATTCGCCTATTGCCAAAGGATTACCTGCAGCGCCGCCATTTACGCCTGTATTTCCGTAGTTAAATATTTTTCTAAAGTCAGGTGTATTTTTGCCATATGCGCTGCCGATACCTGCAAAAGCGTTGCCGTAGGCGTTAGACCCGATCATGCCTGCGTTAGCTACGTTACCAGCCTGGCTGATCAAAGCATTGCCAATCGTGTTGGCATTATTTGCGCCCGCAGCATTGGTCAAATTAGTAGCGGATTGGCCTATGCCAGCCATATTCGCTTGACGGTTGTACAGTTGATTTTTGCTAGCTACGTCAGTGTTGTAGCTATTAAACGCCCGGTTGTACGCATTGCTGTACTCGCCAGATGCGGCGTTTTGTGCGTAGTCCTGCATAGCCTTGAGCGAAGTGCCCGAAACCAGACCGCCACGCCCAGCGTTGTTGCCATGCGCCATAGCCCGTTGTCCTTCTGACAATCGGAACTGGTAGCCTGGGTCGCTGTACATGGCATCGCCGTTAAAGCTAAACGCGCCCGGCAAGTCACGCGCTGTTCGCTGCATTTCTGCCAGCGCGTTATAACCTGCTTGGCGGTACGGCGCTTGATCTTCGCGCATCTGTTGGTACTGCGCGTTTTGAAGCTGGGTTGCCCGGTCAGTAGCCGCGCCAGTTATGTTGGCCGCGTTTTGAGCGGCATCTGCTTGTTGACCTGCGCTAAATAGACCAGCAGCAGCGGGGACGATAAACGACCAAGGCATAATTTACTCCTGAAGGCACTGAGCCAATTCACGGGCTTGCGTGTCATCGCCAGCCACTATTAATACTTCATCAATTTCGTCAGTATCGGTGCAATCGGTGGCGTGAATACAGTACCACACAATGTCTGTTAACGATTTTACGCCATGATGTTTATTTGCTTTGATGGTCAAACAAGCCGGGGCATGAACAATTGATTTGACATCATCAACCATTAGCTCAATTGAACCGCTGGCAAGAATAGATAGGTGGTCAAACTTATGTTTGTGTTGCACAAGGATATACCCCGCAGATATCCGCGTTTCTTTGGTGTACACGCCAGCGCTGAAGTGATGATAAATCATTCGTTAATACCCTTTTACGCCGCTTGCATGATGACCCAATTAGTGCCATCTGACACCATTGTCGCCCACTTTCCAACAACAGCGGAAAGAATTGCCGTGCCAGGCGTTGCGCTGTTAATTGGCGCAACATTACTTGATGCTGACACCAGCAACTGAGCTTGCAAATTTTTAAACGCAACTTGCCGCCCAACATAAGCAGATGCAGCGGGCAAGGTAACAGTGCAAGTTGAGCCTGACTTGTTGTTGATTACCCAATATTCAGTATCTGCCAAGGTAAAGTCAGCCGTCTTGGTAACTGGCGCAGAAATAGGTGATGTTGCCCAAGCAGGCACACCAGCCGCAACGGTCAGCACCTGGCCCGTTGTGCCTACTGGCAGCTTTGCCAGAGTGGTCGTGGTGTCTGCATACAGCACATCGCCAACAGTGTAGGAAGAATATCCAGTACCTCCGTAGGCGGCGGCTAATTTGCCGCCTAACGCTACATTACCAACAGTACCTGTTGATGGGGTTAACCCTGTTAAACCGCCTGAAAAACTTAAAACGCCGCCGTTGGCAATAGAAATTGCGCCTACTCCGTTGACAATGGTGATGCCAGTGCTGGCGGTTAAAGTTCTTAACGTGTACCCGTCCCCGTTGCCGATCAGCAATTGGCCGTTGGCTGGGATGGTGGTTAAGCCTGTACCGCCGCTATTGACGGGAGTAACGCCTGTGCCTGAACCCGTAAGAACAAACTGGCTGTAAAAAAATAAGTACCATTCTCGCGTCACCAAACCCGTTCGCTGGTCAAGCAGCGGCACTCGCGGCGCTGTGATCTGATTAGCGTTTGGAGCTGTGGCCATCAGGCATTCGTGGGGCTAATGATTAGCTCCGCGCCCATAATGACTGCCTTGACCGGATCTGTTTGAGATACCTCATAAACCCGGTCACGCAACTTGACCGTCATGCCTAACTTACGCCAAAAGACGCGGCGGTAATACTCGCCAATTTTGCCCATTTTGGATAAATGCTCGTTAGACCAAGTGTGGCCGCCATCGTCAGACCAGCGCAGCATGATCTCAGGATCGCTGCCTTGACCGTCGTTTAAGCCAGTGCCTGACTCACAATTGAGCTGTAGGCTGTGTTGGCTTGAGCGTTTAAGGTTGTTTGTGCCTGTAGGCAATGCCCTCCATGACCGCAGCCACTTCTGGATGCTGCCATTGTCAGCGTACACGTTAAGGTCAAACGTGTAAATGTTGCCGTTTGAATAGTCACCGACTACTGTATTGCCCCCAAAATTGCACTGGCAGTTGCTGCGATGACGAGTAAATTGTCCCGCCACAGTGTCCCAGCCTGCACGCTCATGCCAGGCTTGGGTGGCCACATCGTAGACCCAAGTGGCGTTAGCTGACGGGAAAGTCAAAACGTAAAACGAATGGCCTTCCTGTTGGTAGGTGTAAGCTAAGGCATCCGAGATGTTGCCGTATTGCGCGATGGCGTACTCAATGGCGTGTGTCGATACCCGCTCCGCAGTGTATCCGTTAGCCCGGTAAACAATACCTTGCCCACGGGCATCTGTTCCCAGCCAGAATAATCTATTGTCTAATTTGGCAACCGAAAATGCGGCCACGCAACCAGTCTCGTTAAACGCGCCTTGAATGGGCGACAATGGAAAGTTGGCCAACCCTGCGTTGTACCAGACCTCAACAGAATCTGTGCCAAACACCCACATCTGGCGGTGATCGGCGTTGACCGCTACCACACCGTCCGGCGAACCATCAGCAGACGCAAAATCCAAGGCGTTAAACACCAGCGGATAGATGTAGTCGCCGTTGGCCGGGTTTACCGTATCCACGCTCCAAATCCGCTGGGTGTCTGGCTCGTTAAAAACAAACAAGTTGTCAATGTACGCCACAGTTGCAGCGCCGGGGAAGTTGGCATCAGTAATCTGATTAAACGTGTTTGTTGGCTCGTAGTACGTGTAGCTAGGGCCATTGCAAGCAAAGAAGATGACCGCGCCGTTGTCGGCAATGGATACCGGGCCAGTGCCTGACACATCACCAATCTTGGTGGGCGTAGCGGTTAAACCAGTCAGTTTGTAGACCTCAGTGCCCGATACCACGTAAAAGTCACTGCCATTGGTCTGGTGCGCCCACAAGCCTCGGATAGGGCCTGTGCCTACGGTCTGTTGAAACTTTAGCCCTGGCGCTCGATTAAAGAACCCGGCGGTCAGACCGTTATCGGGTGTGGCTTCGGGAAAAAGATTGACGAGCCGATTGTCCGCAGCGTTGATACTGCGTGCGACATAAGACGCGCCCAGAATCGGTGTTTGCATCAGTAATTCCCGGCGTACACGTTAAAGCGCTGACGAGTCGCCACAATTGCATACGGCATCGACATAACATCGTCAGGGTTGTTGATGCGCTTCAGATTGCGCTTGCTGGTCATGGCAATCCGCTGTACTTGAGGGCTTGGCTCAACGCCAAACTCAGGCGCAATTTCCATTGCAAGGTTGTAGACAAACGCCCGCAAATAACCTGGTGGAAACAGCAATTCAGTTACCAAAGAAGCCGGGTTGCTCAACTCTTCAACTGAAATAAAGTGCCACTCCAACTCCCGTGTAGGTTTTGGATAGATATACATATCAATATCAGGATATGTCATGTTGATAAACAACACTTGTGGATACGTGGAAGTGACCGTTTTTACAGCAATACCGTCATACTGCTGTTGATTAATCATTTTTATGCCGAACGACACATTGGTGCTGGGGTCGCGGAAGTAAGTTGCCTCATCAAGCAAAACGGGGCGATTGCCCACAAAGTTACCCGATGGCCCAAGCGTGCGGCTAATTGAGCCTGACGGCCATGTAAACACTTGATCTTGCGTAGAAAAGACAGACAAGCGCTCAGTATTCCAACTGTCGGTCATCTGGTTCAACGCGGTCAACGCATCTTGCGATGTGGCCGCAGATGGCGTTTCACCTTCAGCTAGCACACCCAGCAACCGTAATGCTCGATTGATCTGGTCACCAGCCGTAAAAGTAGCCATGCTCAAACTCCTTCAGTTTCACCTTTGCGGGTGTATTTGCGCTTTACAACCAGTGTATTAACCGCCGCTTCTTCAGAGTTTGAAGGCGTGTCTGGATTGTAGCGTACCCATCCATTTTTTTCGTCCGCTTCAGCTTCCTGCTCCATTGTGGCAATCTTAGCCCCATGAACCAGGTGAGTCATAACAATGTTCATGTTTAAAGACGGGGGTGATTAGCCCCCGTTTAATTAAGATGCGCCGTGAATGATGGCGTAATTAATGATGACTGCTTCAGAGTAAGAAGTAGACGCTGTTAAATTTCGCAACGTGATCAAAGCAGATCCAGCAGCCAAATACGAAACGTATGTGGTGTACGCCCCAGCCGTAGTGCCCGTAGTATTACTAGAAATGCACACAATGATCGTGTCATTGATAGAGATCAAGCTATTGGTCAAAATGAAAGACACTGCGGTGGCTCCTGCCAACGCTGCATTGTTCATTGTGATACGGCCAACGCTGTTATTCAGCGTCACGCCTGTGGATTTGCTTGTGGCTTGTGTCACAGCACCTTGAGCTGCTGCGCTGTAGCCAATTTCTTGGCTTGCGTAGCAAGTAGTAAATTCAGGGTCGCTATACGCAACGCCGACTGCTTGTGTATTTGACATGATGTTTATCCTGTTAAAAATGGGAGCCGAAGCTCCCATTTAATTACATACGATACAAAGACCAAGCAGCGTCACCTGTCTTGCGTGCGCGGAAAGCTGCCGAAGTGCCAGCAGTTGCGGCAATTGTCATCAAACCTTGCGAACCAGATGAACCGATTGACCAACCAGTAGCCGTAGTTACGGTAATAACGCCAGAACTAGAGCCATCGACATTAATGATATTGAAATCAAAACTTGCATTGACGGGCACGCTTGGGAAAGCTGCGTCCATTAAAGCGCAAGTTGGCAATGTGTATGCCGCTGCGGATGTGCCTGGTGAACCAAGAATAATCTTGGTAGCCAGTTGAGCCGCTGTCAAAGTTGCAGCGCCTGCGGGGACAGTTGCAGGAGTAGCTTGGGGCTGGAATTGAATTTCAGTCAGATTGCCGTCACCGAGTTGGTAACCGCCAGAACCATTAGGTAAAGCCATGATAATTTCCTTAAAAAGTGTTATGGAATGAAGCCCCCGAAGGGGCATTCAATTAGCCCCAGAGACGCACGCCCATTTGTGGGCGAATGACGCTAAAGCCGTACAGAACGTCGATACGGCAAGGCATACGGTCATTGTTGATGTCGTACTGACGCACAACACGCAAGCTGATACCGTTGTGAACTGCGCGAGCAGCCATGTCAACACCTTGGGGCAGCAACAGGTCAGCCGTAGCAAACGTGATGGCATCCTTGTGGTAGATCATGTTCTGTGGGTACTGGGTTGAAGCAGCACCAACAAACACAACAGCCGCGCCGTTAGCAGGCAGAGTGTCAACGGTAGCGAGGGCGTTAGCAGCCGAGTAAATCGCAGCAACAGTCACAGTGATAGCAGTGCTAACAGCGGTAGCGTCAGCAGCGGCAACAAACTGGAACAAAGAACCAGTTGATTCACGGGTTTGCGGGTTTACAGAATAAACGCCAGCAATCGTAAATACATCACCTTGCTTGACGGTCACGCCAGAACCAACGGTCATTGCAATAGACGTAGCGCCTTCAGCAGTCACAGCAGCGGAAGTTGTGCCGCCAGTAGCAGCACGCGAACCAGTTGTGAATTGCTTGATTGACTGAGACATATTGATCTCGTCATAGCCCAGAACGCCGGTGCCCATCATGCCGTTTTTGAATTGCTTGCTGATGGTTTCCGTTGGGTTGAACAGACCTTTCAAACCTTCAACAAGACCAGCGTTAGCGGCAGGGTTGACAGTAGCAAAGCGCGGATTCATTACAGCGGCGTTTTCGTTCAGCTTCTGTTGGGCTTGGAGCAGCACCAGCGAAGTTGCTGGGGTTGTACCAGGTGTACCAACGGTGTTACCAATGTACTTGTAGCTGTTGGCCACGTCAGCGTCGATGGACGATGCCAACTGGCTGATACGGGGTTTCAGTACGCGCTCTGCAAAGTCGTCCAATTGCATGGTCAGTTCAGCAGATGTGAAGTTGACACCGATATGCTTTTGGGTGGAGACAGTCAGGGTGGTGTATTGTTCGTTGTCATCCTGAACTTGCAGGGCAGCACCGTCAGTTACCAGAGCGCGGTCAGGCAGGCGAATACGCAGCGTAGAGCCGATTTTCGCGCCTGCAACAGCAAAGCTGTCGTCGTACTGGCGGTTTACGTTGCGGGTGATCACCAGGTTGTTCTCGAGGATTTCGAGACTTTTCCGCGTGATCATGTCAATGGTGAGAATACTATTAGCCATAAAAAGTCCTTAAAAAGATTTAGCGGTTCTGCGCTTCCCACTTCTTTTGCTGGCGGCGGCGTTCAGCTTCAATCCATTGCGAATCAGTCATGGTCTTGATAGACCGTGGATCCGTAGTGTCATAAGCTGGCGATCCCGAAGATCTTGCAGTCACTGGCGAAATAGGCGTTGGTGCAGAAGTTGTTTTCCTAACTGGAGGCGTTGAAACCAATTTGGCTTCAATTTTTCCAATCTCTTTCGCCTGGCTCAAGGGTGTCATCCGTGAGATACGTTCCGCTTCCTTGGGGTTTGAGCCGAGATAGTACGCTAACTCAGGCCCAATCTCAGAAGACTGGATCGTTTCAGCCATTACGTTCGTGACTGGAAGTTTGGGGTTGTAGGCGACTTGTTCAAAATCGTCGTACTTAGTCCGAGCTTCCTCTTCAAGATCGTGATAACTTTCAAGAACCGCTGATTGCTGCTTGGCTGCTTCACGTCTAGCGATCAGTTCTTCAGCCTTTGAATATGCCAGTGCTTCCGCATAGGCTTCAGGGGTTTCAAACTGGTCAACGGATGCGGCTGGTGCAGCTTTCATCACCTGCGTTTCCGCTTGGCGATTTGCTTGCTCTCGTTCCCACTTACGTTGCTCTCTTGCAAGGCGTTTGCCGATGGCAGCGTCAAGTTCCTCTTGCGAGAATGTCTTGGTTGGCTGTTGTTCAGCTACTACTTCCGGCGTACTTTCAACAACTACAGGTGTGGCCGTCACATCCGGGGTTGGCGCGGAGTCTACTTCCGCTAGGTTTTGTTGGACTTCTTCAGTCATTTCGGTGAATCCTAAGATTCCCTGGTGAGCGCACCAGTACGGTTTTTACTAATATTATGCACTTAATGCAGCGACTTTATCTTGGAATGCTTTAACGCGGGCTTGCAGCGACGATTCTTGTGCATTCAAATCAGCCGCACGTTTATCAATATCAGCTTGTTGGCTTGCCAACAAAGCAGTTTTTGCATCTGTGGTTTTTTCGCGTTTAGCCACGTCAGACTCGCGTTTGGATAAAGCCAAATTAACAGTTTTTTCTTGGTCAGCAACTTCTTTTTCTTTCGCTACCGCGTTGCTTAATGTAGCTTTAGCGTTGGCAAGCGTTTCAGCAGCTGCTGCTTGAATTGAAGCGGCAGTTTCTCTGGCTTTTGCAAGTTCTTGTTTGGCTATTTCGCGGTCAGCTACGGCGTTTTCAGCCGCAGATAAAGCGCCTTGACGAACAGCCAGCTCGTCCCGCAAAGCGGCCATGTTAGCCAAATCTATAGGCAATTGTTTGGTGAAATACTCAACGTAATTCACTGAAGCGGCATCGTTAGAGACTTGCATTTTGACCTCTTAAGAATAGTAAGTGATGTTAAGTTTGGCGCTTGCGGCCTGTTCAATAAATTGAATCTGCGACAAATCCCCGTCGTACTGCAAGGTAACACCAGCGGCCAGCGGCATTCCAACAGATGCTGTTGGCGCAACATTATCATCGCGCCAGCGAACGCCTTGCGTTTCAGGCGTAATGATGGCAATCCTGGGCGTGCCGATCAAACCGTTCAAGTCACGCTGAGGGACGGTCAGCCGGGTAGCAGAACTCAGACTTGTAATTTGCTGGTAGCCCATTACCGAAGTAATTGCTTTAAGGTTAATTGCCATCAGAATCTCCTTCTTTCGGTAAATGACCGAAGTTTAATCAATAATTGATCTACGTAAGCCGCGATGGATTCAAAAAATCCACCGTCAAAAAATCCACCGCCAAAAAATGGGCCGGGTGTCATGCGTCTTTTGCACCCTCAAATTCTGGTTTTTGCTTAATGATAGCGTATAAAGCCGCACGGTCAGCACCAGCAACATAGTCACCACCAGCAATCTGCACTTTGCCTGCACTTAAGGGTTGCTTGCCTGCGTCACGGGCTTGCTTGGATGCGTAGCCGTAAATGGTCACTTCAGTGCCTTTGCCTTTGAAGTCTTCTTGGACAGCGCCGATGTTCCAGTATTCAGCGGGAATGCCGTAGTCTGTGTCGATTGATTTGATGAGTGCCATGTTTAGCCTACGAGTAAGCGGCGGCTTGTGCCGCCAGAATCTTTAATGGTAATGTAGCCTGCAACTGCAAGCAAAGCACTTGCTGTATATGTGCCAAAGCGCACGTTACCCGCGCCTTTTGGGGTTAGGTTTAGGTCAATGTCTGCGTCTGTACCGGCTACACCAAATACCGGGCCAGCGCCAGCAATAGCCCCAACTACCGTTGCATAATTTACTACCGTGGCGGCGTGGTTGACTTGAAACTGGCGAGTTGTGCTGTTGGTGCGAAAAACATGAGAGCCGCCAGTTCCCTTGGCGCTGTAAAGCATGTCTACGCTTGAGTCACTACCTTGAGCAGAAATATTAGGACTAGAACCACTTATGTTGCCCGTCACCTGTACGTAGTTCACAGCATTGGTTGTGTTAGCTACCCGTAATTGCTCGTCAGCAAGCGAGTTTGTTAAAAAACGAATTGACCCAGTGGATTGACTGCCCAGAAACAAAGATACGGCTGCATCAGAGCCAGCGCCACGAATTGAAGGGCTGTTTCCCGATATTTGCCCTCTGCAAAGCAAATAGTTAACACCCGAAGTAGTTGTTGTTACTCGCAAGCCTTCAGC